CCTGCGAGCCTCTCTTTTACAATTTGATTTGAATCTGCATCCCATTTTACCATGTAATCATCAGGGATGTGATCTTCTCTAGCGCAAATTGCTTCCAATGAATTCTTTTTACCTAATTTTATCAATGGTTTTTCACCTTCAACCACGCCAAGATAATAAGGATCTCCACCGCCACGGAAAATTTCTAATCCTGAAAAGGGTATGCTTGTGCCAGGAATAACACCTGTTATTTTTGCTCCAGGCTCTCCTTTATTTAATCTTGCAATATTATCTTCTACATCAAGATGCTGGGCATGGGTAATGTAGTGTTTACCTGACTGATAAATATTTCCTGCAACATAAAGATCATCGTTTATTGTTATTTTTTTTGTAAAGACATTGGGCTGATCTATGCGAGCATAATTAACAAGTTGATCTACTTTTACAAATACATCTAAATTAACTTTTTGGGCTTCGGCTAAACCTATTTTATCAGCAACAATGAACATGCCTTGTAAATTCACTGCATTTGCTAATTCATACGCACGTTTCCCTTCTCCTATCTCTCCATTATCATAGGTTTGATAATTTTTTTCTTGTGATATTTTTGTATAGTTTCCTTGCTTAGATTGAACTACCTGCGATTGTTCAAATGTTGATGTGCCAAGTGATACATCGTAAACTTCTATAAATTCACCTGTCCATTCATTATTGGTTACATCGCACTCAGCTCCATTTAGCATGTATTTTCGCGATGTATGAGGATCGTAAATTACAGTATCAAAATCGACTTTTGCTTCTAAGCTGCAATTTAATGTACAAATATCTCGTGAATATAGAGATAGTAATATTCTTCCTATTAATTCGCTATAATTATATTCTAAGTCATTGCCTTTTACTTTCCAATTCTTGGTTTGTGAACCATCTTGAAGTGTTAATGAGCCTAACCAAACTTTATTAAAATTATTTAGTGCTGGTACATCACCAGTATATAACTCAATATCGTTTAATATGTTTGATTTTTTTGCATTCTGAACTCCTAGCACTTCTGAATTTGAATACATTTCTGTATCTTCTAATGTCATGAAAAAACCACGAACAGAATGCAATGCAATTGCTCTATCGTCAATAGAATAGATACGAAGTTCTAAATTTCCTGATTGAGGAATATTAGATGCAATTAGTTTTAATTCAAATTTAGTTGAGATGTCCGGAGTTTCAATTTCTTGTTCGAAGAACAAAGGAGTGGAAGATTGTTTCCATCCTTTTTTCGTGAAATAATTATCTCCTAATTTAAGTAGTAATTTTACCGTCCCGCTCGCCCCTTTATAGTAAGAATGATAACGATTTCCTTCTCCTGTTGATTCTTGAATTAATTCAACTACACCTAAATTTAATTGAACTCTAAAATTACAATTGCTCTCATCTTTGATATTTAAAGTCTGAGAAATATATCCTGTTCCTTTTTTTATAATAGGAATTCGAGATGTGTCTACAACTTCCCAATCGGTATTTGCTCCATCTTTATGTTCCCAATCTTTTACATCGTAGGTAAAATAACCTCTTCGCCCTGATGGATTTACCCATTTTTTATCCCATTTTGTAAATTCACCATTTACAAATAAATTATTCAAAATATGATAGTTTTGAACTATTTTAATTTGTTTTGCTCCTTCGATTAGTGCTTCTTCCTGATTGCCATGAACGTAGGTGTATCCAGAAGTGAATAATTCGATACGGGGATTAAAAATATCTGAACCTATTTCTGTAATTGTATCTGCAAGTTGATATTTATATCTGTCGTAAGATTCCCCAGTTATACAACACAATTGTGTTGCATGCCAACATCCTTCTTTTTGATGAAAACGATATGAAACTAAAATATCCTGAAGTACTTCGTAACATGAAAAAACCTCTCCTTTTTCGTTAAAATAAACTCTTGGGTCAATAAATTGCTGACTTAAGGATGATTGATTGCTATTCATGCGACTTTCGTACATCATATCAGCAACATATAATGGCAATTGATTGTCTATTTTCTTTAGACATTCGTTAATTATTTCGAGCTTATTCATGCGCTCTTGATAGAAGGTGCCATCTTCTTTTCTAAAATCTTTTTTTTGCAAAAGACCAAGACCGCAAATTGCTTGCAACTGTAAATCGTAAGGCGGATGAATTAAAGGCTCGCTAAATTCGGAAGGGATAATATAACCTTGAAATTTTAATGTATCATTTAAATATACTTGGCATTTTGTTTTTAAGGCATCGCTACCAAAAATTGATTGCAATTGCCCACGTTGCGTAATTTCAACATTTAATTTTACAGATACTGATTTTATAGTTTTGTGTTTATCGTCACCCGAATTGTTTAATGCTAGATTGATTGGATTAGCGCCTGCATTTAACTGAATAATATTACCTGTGTAGTTCTTTTGTGATAGAACTACTTTCCAAACCCCTCCATAATCGTTAAACTGAATGTTAAATGCTTTGCCGTACATATATTATCCTCTTACTTTAATGTTTTTCTTCCCTTTTTCTGCTGATAAATAAATAGCATCATGCCCTAACTTCCCATTTACATTCACATTTATATTCATTTCTGATGTATTGCCAGATGCAGAAACTCTTCCTGTGCTCAATGCTGGTGATCCAAAAGAATTATTACTAAATCTACGAGTGTCGTAACTTGCAGAATCGCTTCTTGTTGAAGAACCGCCCGATGGTCCACTTGAAGCTAATGAAGATATTGCTGTTCCAATTGCAATTAAAGCTGCTCCTGCTGCAATTGCTGCAAATGGAGATGTAAATGCTTTTTTAAATGAATCCATTGCAATACCATAAGCAACCAACATTTCGCCCATTTGTACCATGAATTGACCAAATTGAGATAAAACTTTTGAGAAGAAACCATCCAAACCAATTTCTCCAGACATCAACTGACCAAATCCTTTAGAAATAGTAACAACCATATTTTCTATTCCTGCTTCAACCATAGCGTTTAACTCATCAATTTGCTCTTGCATCTTGATTCTTGAGACTTCGAAAACTTCATCTAGTTGTTGTAATAAATTAGTAGGGTCAATTGCTCCTGCTCCTTCTAGTTTTTGCTTTATTTGATTGGTTTTTATTTGAACAGTAACTGTTTTATCTTCTAAAGTATCTAACTCCTCTTTTACCTTAGATACATTCGATTTCGTTTGCTCTGTACTTTTGCTTAGTAAATCTCCTTGTTCTGCTATTTTTGTAGCAATTAAATCTTCCATATGAAGTCTTTTATTCAGCAGCACTTCATAATTAGATTCTGTTTCTTTAATTTGATTTTGAAGCTCAATATATTTTTTTTCGGCATTATCAGCCATAATATACATTGGATCACCTTTCGATGAACTACGACGAAATGCATCTAGAATTTCTTCGAAACTTTCGGCATTTCTCTTTAATTCGGGTATCCATGTATTAATATCTGAAGGTCGATTTTTACTGATGTAATTAAACGCCTCGGTAATTTCCTTAATATGATCGGCTTGTTCTCGATACAGTTTATTTAGTTCCTTTTCTTTTTCTGCTGCATCTTCCGAAACTATCATTAATTTAATTCGATCTTTGTACTGCTGATTAACAAGTGCTAATCTGGTTTTGATATCGTCTAAGCCTGTTTTTTCGGTATCAATTCCTTTTAAAAAGTTGGGGTATTTTTTATTTATTTCTTCAATAATAGTTGCTCTGGCTCTTTCATTATCGTTTGCAGCAATTAAAGAATTTGCAAGAGTATTTAATTCGGCTTGTTCACGCTTCAATTTCGAGCTCATATCAACACGAAGCCAATCGGAAATTGAATCTAATCCTTCTGATAAAGCTGGAATTAAATCATCATTCATAACTCTTGCAAAAGGAATGGTTGCCTCTCGCATTGTTGCCTGAAATTGCTGTTTTAAAGTTGAAAGGGAATCTTTGTAATTTACCAATGTAGCAATGGAATCATTACTCATTACAAGATTTAAATCTTTTGATTTTTTTAGCAATTGATCTAATCCTTCTTTTCCTAAAACTGCTAAACGAGGAACAACATCTGTTGCGCTGCGCCCCATTATTTCCATTGCTAAAGCATTGCGTTCTGTTTCATTATCCATTTCGCTCAACTTCGCGATAACTTCAGGATATAAATCGCTCATTTGGCGCAATTCTCCTTTGTTATTTTTAATGGATACATTCAGTTTATCAAAGGCATCTGCTTGTCTTTTACTACCAACTAAAGCATCACCAACCGATTTGTTTAATTTGGTTACACTTCCTTCGAGAGAGTTGTATTCAATTCCTGCCTGATCGGCAACGTAAGCAAGAGACTGTAGTGTTTCACGAGCTAAACCTGTTTTTATTGCTGATTTATCAATCTTATCTGCATAGTCAGCAGCTTGATTGGTTAAGGCTAACATACCTGCAAAGGCAGCCGAAGCAGTAGCCGTAATTGCACCAATTCCTACTGCAACAGTTTTCATTTGCTTGCGTGCTTTTTTAAAAGAGCTTTCTAGTTCTTTTGTATCGCCGCCAATGCGAACTTGCATATTTGCCAAAGTCTTTTTTGTCATATCTTCCAGGCTTTACTCATTTTCTCGATTTGCTCATCTATTTGTTCGTTGGTTAAGACTTCAACTTGTTTTTGTTTTTCCCACGGAAATTTATGCCAATCAATATCTGATTTGTATTGTTTTCCCGTTGGTAAATTAAAGTTCATATAAGCTACATGGTAAAATCGTTTGATTTCCATTTCTGTCTTATATTCACTTTCAATTCGTTCGTGATATCCATCGAGTTTTAGGAAAAATTGGCGAGGAGTGATGTATCGAAAATCACGAAATGACATGCCCAAATAGCCAATAGCTGTTTTTACATATCTGTCATATAGATTTAGCCCAGAGCTTTCTACTTCTCTGGGCTCATTGTGTTTGGGTCTGTAGGCCCTGTTATTGCTTCAACAAAAATTTCAATACCTTTTTTAATTTCGTAAAGTTGAATGCATCTACGAAATTTTTCAAGTGAAATGTTGAAATCTATTTCATCTAATTCGCAACCCAATTTTATGCCATGCCATAAAATGGTTGGGAATTTATCCATGTTCATAATTTTTGGATCATCCATTTTTTCAAATGGAACTCCCAAAGCTTCGGAAGCTGGCTTTATTGCTCCATCAATTCCAAACAAAACAGGATATTTTTTTCCGTTAAATTCTATTGTTTTCATTACTCTACTTCGTTTGTTGATAATGCATTTGTTCCTTTCAAATTAACAGACATTCCTATGTTTTGTCCGTTTCCGTTTGTATTGATAGAGCCACCGCTCACCCATACATTTCCACTGAAATATAAATCTCCTGTGTCCGTGCCACCGAAATACATTGCCGCAACAGTACCATTAATAAACGCATTAACAATTTCTTTAGCATTATAAGATGCTCCTTTTTGAACTTGAATATCGGCACCTGCGCCCCAACTTTTTTTTCCTGATTTTGTTTCTCCCCAACCTGGATCGGAATCCATAGTTGTGTTATCTTTTTCTTCTGCTGAAAAATCTAATGAATGAGTTATACATCCCATTATTTTAGCTGTTCCCATTTTAAGAACAAAACTTTGACCTTCAACTGGTGTACCTGCTTGATCTGTCATAACTTTACAATTTAATATGAATAAGAATTTACTTTAAAATCTTTTGTTGTGTTGTCTTTTTTTTCTTCTGAAAAATCTAACGCATGAGGGATACATCCCATTATTTTATTTGTTCCTATTTTGAGAACAAACTTTTGACCTTCAACTGGTGTACCTGTTTGATCTGCCATAACCTTATGATTTAATATGAATACGAATTTACTTTAAAATCTATTGCGTGATGATATATTTTAGTGTCAGATTCGTATAGTTGAGCTACATCTTCGTAATAGAATGTATGTTTGTCATCATTCGAATCTTTTCCTGTGTGCTGATCAACTTTTTTAATAATTCGATTTTCATAATTTTTTGCATCAGAAAAGCTTAGTGCCCACACATCGACTTGAATTCTTGATACTGTTTTGCCTGTTGGACCATCCATTGTAACATCTGGAATGCTATCGATTACTCGATAGGTGATGCCAGGTAAATCGGCTTCATCGTCTAAAACTTGTGGCTCTACATCCGCATCGATTTGCTTTAGTATTTGTGTGAGTAATTCTTCCATTACTTTTTACTTTTCCGATTCATTTTTTCAGCTTCCTTCTCCAAAAACTTTTGAGTCACTTTTCCAACATAGTTGCCATATTCTTTTTGCATTTCGCCTTTTGTTTCGTCGTATGCTGGTCGCATAAATGGTTTTGCTGCCACATCTACACGATATCTTTTTTTCTTCTTTCGAGATATGCCACTTACACCAAATTCTACAAAGTGAGCATACCAGCCATCATATCTCCTTCTTTTTCCTGTTTGGGGTCCAATCATTGCAACCGATTGGTTCCCTGTTCTTCCTTTTATTCTTGTACCTATACTTTTTTCAAGATTACGGGTACGTTTTGGCACTTTTCGACGTGCCGATTTAATCAATGGCTTTGCAGCTAAACGAGCTGCTGAATTCAGTATTCTTTTATTTACTTTTTCGGGAAGTTTTTTTAATACTTCCTCTAACTCCTTGCCTCCAATTAATCTTGCTTCAAACTCCATTGCATTTTTCCATTGATTCTTCACAATTGATTCGTTGGAAATTTGGATTTGTATCAATATCTACATTTTCAATTTTGTAAATTTTATTGCGAAAAACGATTCTCATTTTTTCATCGATGCGTGGATAATGACGAACAAGAAAAGTGAACTTTTTATAGTTCTTATCTACTCCACTTTTCAATTTCACTTCTCCTGAATTCTGAATTAAATCTGCTTCCATGCGAGCGAAAACCGCCCAATTGCATTGTTTTTCGTTGAACTGATTTCGAACTGTATTTTGAGATTGAACCAGAATAGAGGAATTTAATGTACATTCTACTGTTTGAATTATAACTTCATCGTTTAATTCAAGAATTGCCATTACTTGGTATTTCTCATTCTCATCAATCACAATCATTTGTGGAGTAATACCAGAAATTTTAGCTGCCAAATAATCGCATTTTTTTTGCTGAGAATCGCCAATTTTTGAAAATGAATTGGTGACTATTTTTTTTGACCACAACATTGCAAATTCATCAAACTTTAGAACTGGTTTTGAATCCTGATCTAAAGCTTCAACTGGTTGTTGAATTGTAATTAATGTATCTTTTTCGCCTATTGTTCCCATAACTTAAAACCCATTTGGAATTTTTCGTAACATCATGATATCTTTACTTGTTTGTGGCACTTCGTTGGCTGTTTTGCCAACTACCACATCTTCACGATTTCGATACCAATGCGCTGTCATTAACATGATGGCAGCTAGATCGAGCTTGTTAAGCTGTGTTGCATTTTCGTAACCTGCACGAAATTTGATTTTAACGGCATTGATTTCTTTGCTAGTGTCTGGCCAGTTAAATGAATGAGCAGTGGATAAGCGAGCTGGTTCACTCGCATTATCCAAAATTGTGTTGTTTGAGTCAACAGTTTGCTCATTGCCTTTAGTATCCTTGTATTTTATTTCGATGACTTCAATTACTTTGCATCGCATGATTTCAATGATTCCATCTTTTGGAAACTTATCTAAAGATAGTTGCCATGTTGATGGTGAAATTACACGTCCAGTGAACTCTTGGAACTTTGCAATTGCAGCCAACAATTTGAATTCAATTACATCATCCTCATTATTGTGAAGAATGCGCAATTGTTTTTTTGCCTGCTCAATTGTTATGAGTTCCTGAGTTGCTGGTGTAAGTAATGTGTAAGCCATAATTTTATTGATTCAATGCTTCCAAAATGTTGGCTGCTGATTTGGGACCAATTCCATTGATATCTGTCAAATCGCCAAATTCTTTCACTTTTTCGATCGTATCTAAATTGTTTTCGATCAGAATTTCACGATTTGGAAAATCAAGAGGAAGTTCTCCTGTTATTGGTGTGTTATCTGATGAAGTTGTTTCAGTTGTTTCAGGATGAGTAATGACTTCTGTTTTTTTATCTTCTACCAACTTACACAAACCTTTTTCTTTCCAAGCTAAGGCCACTGCCTCAGGAAGAGCAACCACTTGATTTGCTCGATAATTAAACTTTAACCCTCCAATTGATTGGAGGATTAAAACTTCTATTTTTTTAACTTCTTCCATGGCTCACCTCCTTAGGATTCTGGATGTTGCAAATATTTTACAGGATGTGTTCCGCCATCTTTTAAAACTCCATCATGGCGAGAGAACAATACAAATCCTGTTCTATTCTCTTCAGCATATTTTTCACCCATTCTGATTAAAACAGCTCCATCAACATCACGTATCGCATAAGCTTTGTGATTTCCAAAAGTGATAGATTTATTATTTGCACCAATATCAGGCATTTCATCATTAATTTGATAAGGATATCCATTAATAGTATTTGGTTCTTTTACCCTTGTATTATCTACCCATAACGGACGACCATCACCATCTTTCATTTTCTTTAATACTTTCAATGTGTTATCATTAAACATGAAATGAGCATTTTTCCTATACACTGAATTAACAGAATGTTCCAACTCAATTAAATCATCAAATGATAAAGCATTTGCTGCTGTTGCTGTTGCCCCTTTAGGAGCAGCTACTAAAATACCTTTTGGCATTTTTTCACCTGTTCCAATAGTATAATCTTCATTAGTAATATTAGCTATTCTTGCAGCACAAATTTTAGCCAATACTGAAGTTAATTTGTATGAATTATCTTGCAATAATTCATTGTCAACTTTAATTACTTTTGATGAGTAAGTAGTTGCACCAATATCTACAGAATCAAATAATTCCTTTGAATCAGTAGTTGCCTTTCTATCTGATGCAGTTCCAAGTCGCTCACCTTTTTCGCCTGCATCATTCATTGTTGGAATAGAAATTGGTGCTCCTGTTTCTGTTGCAAAAACATTAGCAATAGGTCTAATTCCACCTAAATCAAGCATTGCAACTACCATTTCTTTTGCAAAAGAAGTCGGCACTAATACTCCACCTGCTGCCTTTGAATTTCCGTTTAAATTTCTAGACTCTAAGTATGCTTTAGATGGTGTAATTAAAGCTCTTTCTTCGGAAGTCATACTTGCCTTACCTCCTGCTAAAAATGATCTAAATGCAGCTTCACGCTTTTCGGCATCTTCATCTTCGTTACGATTTTCGACCTGTTGCCCCTTTGCTTTTGCTGCTTCACGTTTTGCAACTAATGTTTCTTCTAAACGGGTATACCTGCGCTCCAATGCTTCTGCTTCACCTTTTAACTTGTCGTAATCGGTTTGTTCATCATCGGAAAAATCACGCTTTTCAGTTTCTGATTTATCAACCAAAACTTGCATTTCTTGAAGCTTTTCGCTTCTCTGCTCTTTTAAATCACGAATTAAACTTTCCTGATCTAAAAATGCTAAGCCACCACCTGTGGCAACACTAACTCCAACTGCTTCGTGCATTGGTAATCCTGCAATGATAAGTAACAAGGCAATAATCATACTACCTGTTACTATTAAAAAATTTTTGTTTCTCATTTTTGAAAACTTTTAATGATTATTACTATGTTATTTACCTCTCATTCTTTCGATTTCGAGATATCTTTTTGCTGTTTTTACCCGAAGGGAAGTTCCTTCGGTTTGCTCATCTTCGTTGCGCTTGTCGTTTTTCCAAGCTTCGTAAGATTTTTTAGCACCATCGTAATTCCTTGCATCTGAAGTTGTATCGCTATATGCAGGGTTAACTACTGGTGCTACATCTAAAATTCTTGTGAATTTTTTAATGGTTCGAATATCTCCTAACTCCGGATCTTCATCCCAAACATCTTCCACAGTCCAACGAGGCCATGAAAAAGAAGAGTGTTGAACCAATTTTCTTTTCACATTTTCAAGTAAATCGTTGCCAATTGTGGTATTAGGAATTTCAAACTCATACCAGGCACCCGTATCATCTACTCCTAATGTCATCTTAGGATCGCCAATGGTGCGACCTACAATTTGATCGTAATTGTGATTGAACAATGCAACGATATCTTCATTTGCAAAATCAATATCATCGAATGCATTTCGATCAATTTTTTCGCGGAAATACCCAAGTGTTTTTGATAGTTTGTTAAACACAGCAAAATATCCACGAATAATTCGTGAATCTTCACCATCGGAACGAGTTACTAAGCTGACAGGATTATCGAAATACCTGCGCTCAGGAGTGTTGTTTTGTTGTTTGTTCTTGTCAGCCATAGCTTATATTTAATTTTTTGAAATTGAATTTTTACTAATCATGTTGTCCAAAATCATATCTAATTTTTTATCGATATTCTGAACTACTTCTTTATCGGCTTTTTCATCAATCCGATGATGTAAACCTCTAATTTTTTCACTAGTATTTTTCACATGATTTTCGTGTGATTCCTCTAGTTTTGCATGATTTCTTGTTGCACGAATGATTAATGTTAAAGCTGTAACTACTAGAGCTATTGTAGCAACTATTACGCTCCACATTCCCCAGTTGATAGTTGATGCTTGCTGCATCAAGATGTACACACTAATCATTTTCATTTTTTTTCTGCTTTTGTAGTTCTTTCAAGAAATCTGCTTTGTATTTATCTTTAATGATATCAACAGGAATGTACGCTCCTTGAACGTAACGCTGATCACCTCCATCGTAAGTGTTTTCTCCTTCGTGACGTAGAATATCATTTGGCGAATAAGCTCCACACGAAAACATCTTTGTGTAAAATTCTCCCCGTGCTTTAACGTCTCCTCTCAACAAAGAATTCATGTTTAAACGAACAAAACGTTTGCTTTGCTCTCTTTGCTTGAAAATCTTTCGATTAAATTCACCTTCGATACGTTTTGCCCATGGTCGAATTGTATCAGTAACAAATTCAATTGATTGATGTTCGATGTTATTGTTTGTTGATTTGCTTAAATCGGCAAGTTTGTGAGGTGGAATACGAAGAACACGTGCTACTTCGATCAATTGAAATTTACGTGCTTCTAATAACTGGCTTTGCTCAGGTGTGAAGGAAATGGGCTGATATTTTAAACCGCCTTCCAAAATAGGTGTTTTCCATTCATTTCCTTTTCCTTCATGGTTTTGTTGCCACGATTCTTTAATTCTTTTGTATGTATCTTCTTTTAAAACTTGCTCTGTTTGTAAAGCTCCTTTCAAATTTGCACCGTTTGCGAAGAATTTAGCAGCAAACTCTTGCATGCTTAATCCTGTGCCAATACTTTCTTTTGCTACATCGGTTAAGGCAAGCCCTACAATTCCATCTTGTACAAAGCCTTGAATATGGATCATATCTAATGATGATATTGGATTTTCGATTCCATAAACTTTGTACCACAAAAATCCATCATCATCTAAATAAGGTGTAACTGTTCGAGGATGAAGAATTTTAAAACCTAAAATTCCATTTAATGAGTTGCGTATAATGTGAGCATAGCCATTCCCCCAATAGAGAGAATGGCTAATTAGTGTCTCACGAAATATGAAACTTGTGTATAAATGGAAAGGTGCTGTGTGAATTAAATATTGTAATGTGTGGGAGTAATCAATTTCCTGATTGGAATTTGATGTTCGGCGGTGAACATTAAAAGAAAGACTGGCAATGGTTTCGGCTATTACTCTTACTCCTGAAACAACGCCTGAAAAACCAATGGCAGTCTTTTGATTTACTATTTGCCCAGAATTGGACTTTCTTCCCCCACCTAATAAAATTTCGAGTCCATCATCACCAAGGTCTTTTAAAGAAAAATTGGAAGTTGATTCCCCACTTCTTAACTCTAATAGAGTTTTTCCGAACACATTCAACTTCCAATTCCCCATGCTACTACTTAAATTTACAATTAAAACATTACCCTAAAACCTTAATTATGAAAAAATCTAATCTTTAAACGTTGATGTAAACTTAGTTAGTTTTATTTAGTTTTGGTGTTACTTTGGGTAACAACTAAATAATTTATTAAGTTTTAGGTGTAAAAAAGGGGGTTAGAGAAACAAACTTGATTAAAATGAGTTTTGGTGTTCTCGATGCTTATTAAGCTCTTCTATTATCTCATTATCCTCGTCGTTACTACGACATACAATGTCGCATTTTTCATATAGTAGAATTGAAAAGTAAAATATTTAACTTACATCAAAAAATAAGGCTGCATCATTTTTTAATACAGCCTTATTTTTAAATAATATTTATTGCATTAAGGTAAGTTTATTTTGATTTTTTATAACTCCAAAAAATTGACTTAAAAAATGTAATCCCTTTTGAGTAACTAAAACCTTTATAATTACAAATCCATTATGATTTTTCCTATCGATGAATTTTTCTTTTAATGTAAAATAACCTCGATTTAGATATTCTTGTTTAGGTTCATTCCTGTTTTTGAAAAACACACCTTGCTCTCTTAGTTTTTTGAACATTGTGTTGCGACCAAAAGGCAGCTCTAAAATTTTTGCAGCTTGTCCGATGTCAATTTTCTCATCGGCATCCATAACTTTATCCATTAGCTGAGCTTTAGGAGCTAGTTGCTTTATCTTATTTTCGGCAGCAATACGCTTGTTTTGCTCGTTTGCCCAATTTTGAGCCAATTGTAAAACAGTATTGGGATTGCTGAAATCCATTTGATCTTTTTCAAGCTCTTCCCACCTGATTACTAACTTTGCACGTGCTTCATCGTTGAACTTTGTGGCGATGTAAAGGCACTCCTTTCTGTTTAATTGATAAACAGGGCGTTTTTCTCCTTTACTATCAGGCATATTAACCAGCGTAAAGTTGCGCCCGTTAACTTTTAACCATGCAGGTTGCATGTTTCGGATAGCACGCATAACATCCTTGTGGTTCTTTCCGGTTAGCTGAGCAATTTCTCTACTGCTCATTGTGCTACTGTTTTGTAGAATAGTCATAACACCTCCTTTTTTTCATTCAACAGTTGTTCTGCAGATTCAAAAAAATCGATTAAGGCACGATAGTGCACTGCTAAATGTCCACGTTCTTTTTCACATTCTGGCAGCATCTCAGAAGAATATTGAGTCAAAAACCAATCAGTAATAGTCTTAGAATAATCGACAGAATTTCCAAAAGTCAACAAATCTTCTACAAGTTTTTGGAAGTTCTGTTGTGTTTTAATTTTTACGGAAGTCATAATAATAAAAATAAATATAACAACAAAAAGAGAGACATCATGTAGGTGTGACTTCCAATTCAAACGCTGGGCGTGGAATCAGTACGGTCGTTTCCTCTCGTACCACCATATGATATCTCTCAATATCTTAAAAAAAATGTTTCCATGAGTATGTGCCCAAGGATTGTTTAAATTAGAAGTCAATACAAACCTACAAATAAAAATTTAAACAACAAAAATATCAGATGTCATTTTTAATTGATTTAGTTTTTTGCTTGATATTTTCAATTTCAAACTTTCGCTTTTCTCTATCTATAGGTATGTCTGTATATATTATTTTTGCATCGTTTAAACCTCTTTTTAATTCTATCATTCTATTGCCATTAACCCAAATATAATCATCGCAATCTTCAAACATTGCTTCTCTTTTGAGATATGTATATCCATACTTAGATGCAAAAATATTTACAAGCTTTAATAAAATTAAAGTTGGACTAGCATTAGGATTATCTGCTTTTATAGAAATCTTTAACTCATAGAGTTTGTTTTTAAAATAATCTGCACTGAAAGTTGCTTTATTATCGAGAAATGTGGGATTATTTCCAAAATCAAATTTATACTCAAAATAATTGCTTTCATTTATATGTAACTTTTTATTTTTTACAAGATTATTCATATAAGAATCAAGTTGCTTTTTTGTCATTCCAAAACAAATACCTAAGAATATTGTATCATTTTTCACATTGGAAGATAACTCTTGATTTATTCTTAAATCAAGAGCTTTTTCTTGTTTTAGTTTTTGATCCTGACAACTAAATAAAGTAACAATCAGTAAAGTAAAAATAAGTGTTTTCATTTTTCAATTCCTTTTTAAACATGTATTTACAAATTTAACTCTTTTATAAAAAAATTGCACATTTTAATTTGAAACCCTATATGAAAATTATCACTACAATTACTTTATCAATCCATTTAATTTTCGATATTCGATATCAATCTTTGCTAAATCAATAATGGTTTTTACCGAATTGCTGATTTCTCGTGCCTGTGGTACATATTTTCTATCTTTTTCTACTTTTTCGATATTCGAGACTAAAACATCTTTCAAACCTAAAATTGTTTCGGATAGACCTGTATGAACCGCTGGTATGGTACTCTCCTTATTTTCTATTGGAGGAATTGGTTTTAATTTTTCGGATAAAGTAGCTTCTAAGGTTCTGGAAAAAGTACGAATGATTTCGCCATTGCTTAAGGAAATTAAATATTCATCTTCGATTGTTTCGAATGAGATAATTGTTACAATTTCTCCGTTGTACTGATGATGCTTATTCTGCATGCTTCTGATTAACTTCTTTCCATTCATTTTATTAACTTTTTTGATATTTGTATTAATTTTTCTGCATAATCCATTAAGGCAACAATCTGAACCGACCGATGCATAAACTCATGCTGTGGAATTTTTCCATAATTGTTGTTTAACTTTCGAAATTCCTTTTGCAAAGAGATGTATATGTCGTAAGGATCATTCACTTATTTCTTTTAATAATTCTAATTGTTTTCGTTTCACATCTAGTAAGTCAGGATAATGTTTCAAGACTTCTTTTCTTTTTTCTGGATCTCGTTCTATGCAATTGCCTATAAATCCATCTGAGTTTCTACACTGGGTAATTGATTCTACAAAACTGACCAGTTTTAAATTATTGATGTCGTCGCAATTGTCTCTGTTTCCATCGATAAATTGAACATCGTGCCCTTCGGGAATTGGTCCATTGTGATTTTCCCATACCATACGATGTACAAGTTTCCACTCTTTTGGCTCTCCAACTTTTTCGCTCCAATAACCATCCTTATTATCTTTTCGTCGGCTGCCAATCGGACGATGATTGTGAGGAATATTTCCTTTTTTGAACCAAGTTTTTTCGCATCCTTTTACTCTTATTCCTTTTTTTCCTTTGTTGTGAGGAATATTTCCTTTTGGATAGTGTCCATTGTTTTCGGGAATACTCATGTATTCCTGAGATTTTCGAGCATTAAAAGAAGTTGCAGCATTTTTTATACTGCTTAAGCTTACTCCAAAGTGCTTTGCTAATTCAACATTACTTGTGTTGGGGTAAAGCTTTCGAAATTCTTTTACCTTATCCTCTGTCCAAAATCGACGTGCAAAATTGTGAGGATTCTTTTTTCTCACTCCTAATTTGTTGGCAATTCTTCCCAGTTGATAATTTGTGAATTCGGGAAATAGTTTTTTCATTTCCTTTGCTGTTGCTGTAGGGTAATGGGTTTTGAGGAGTTGGATTTGTTGAGATGTTAAATTTTTCATAGCTCACTTAAAAAGTTAAAAACTTTAAATCTTGTATAAACAAAAGTCATCGGTTTCAATTCCAAATATCCATGATCAAAGATTACATCATGAAAATAATTACGAAGTTTTTGGATTACTTCCTCACGAGTCATGTGCTGTTTGGATATGTAAAATACTCCATCATTTTCATGTGATACATTTTCTTTGCTTTCGATTTCGAATAGCTCTTTTAATTCTGCTATTACTTCAAGGGGTTGTTTTGTTGCCATACTTAATAAATTGTTAAGTTTATAGGGTAAAATTTTTTTATATAAACAAAGCCAGTTGCTTAGGTTGTTTATCTTTTTTGCATATAGTAGGACACCTATCCTTATATGGGCAATTTTTAGTTTCTAAAATTTCTTTCTTCTTTTGATTGATCATTTGAATTGATTCATCTGGATCACCAGTATTGTATTGTTCACTCAAAAATAAAATCAATTCAAAACATGAAGTTTCGGGACTTTTTAAACTTTCATTCGGATTTACAATCTCATTTAAATCTTGATTAATCATTAGAATAAATTTAATTGTTCGGCTGAATTACAACTTTCAATAGGACGTTCTGTAAATTCAATTGTTTGTAAATAATCGACGAGTATAGTATTATGAAATCTACTGCAAATACACTTATCGCAACCAAAATTTACACATCCTCCCAAAAGAATATTTTCAACACAATTGTCATTTGCTATTTGACACGAAAAAGAAATATCACTTCTAAATTCTTTCCAAGAATCATTTGAAACTTCGAAATAAAGGGGAATTTCAATATTCTTATGCTTCTTCGTTTTTTTTAATCTTGAAAAATTAGGCATGACTTATTAATTTTTCAGCCATTCCTAAATGCTTATCTCTATTCGAGGTCATTATCTTGATAAGAGTATCTATCATCATATAACTTGAAGCTTCGTTAATTGAATAGGATATCACCATAGGTTTTGGCTTTTCAGCTTCAACATATTTCCATTCTTCTCCTTCTTTATCAAAATGATCTTCTATCATTTTGATCATGCGATTTTTTTCATCTTGATGCTTCGATGTTTTGTTTTCTTTTACTGGCTCAAGTAACAATGGAATTTTTTCAGGATAGCCAATACTAAAGTTAACTCTTACATCTTCATTTCTTTCGGTAATGTACAGCGCAAGTTCTTGCAGACGCTTAATTTCATATTCAAATTGATCAGCCTTGTTGATCAACTGAATTATGGTTTTCATTTTTTTTAGGTCAGTATACATTTCATTAGTAAATTGATACATTAACAAAACTAACAAATATTTTCCGTAAACTAAACAATTTGTTTAGTTTATTTTCTAAATTTTTTATTGTAGCAGCACAAAGCCTTACGAAATGATTCATAGGAAGCATATTTATTTTTCCCAAATAGAATGTAAAATTCTTCTTCTGCTGCTTCATATGCTTGTTTGCAGGTTGAATGAGGTGTAAATTTCTCGAAATAACTTTCGATAAATCCCTCGGTTGTTATTAACCTACTAATTGAAGCAGGTAAAGGGGTGATTGTTTCCATTGTTTATTTTTTTCTTTTTCTTTCTCTTTGTCTTTGACGAGATTCAAATTTTTCTAATGCTTTTAAATCTCCTACTTTTGCCATTTCAAAAAGCTTTAAGTCAATTACATAATCACTCATATCTACTCCTTTTTTTATCAGGCTAGTTAATTCTGAATCTTTTTTCTTTAACTCAGCTTTGAGTTCAGTAGTTTCAAAACCCAGAATAGAAGCTATTTTTTCAATGTCATAATCAAAAGCTCCCATATTAATTATCATTTCTTCTTGTTCCTTAGTTATTTTCATCGTTTTCTACATTTAAAATATCATCTATCCATTGTTTGTGAAATTTATATGTAATAGAATTATCTTCTATTATATATTGCTCAATTCTAGCATTATCAGAAAGATTCCCACTCCCCTCGAACACAATATGTTTGTTATTTTCTGTTTTTGCTAAAAATACTTTTGCATGTGTCCAAGCGAACGAAATATTTACATTCTCTTTATCTTTTGAATATAAAATTAGATCTTCGCACCACTTTTCATACTTTTTATTTTCACGAAAAAAAGATGATAATAAAATATTACATTTTACAGTTCCTTTATCAATAAATTCGATCAACTTATTAGTTGATAATTGATTCATTCGATAAACAGCAACATATATTTCCTTTATGTTGTAAAAATCATCTAAGTATTTAACAACAGAAATTGCATTAAACCCGTGCTCTGTGATAATTCTATATTGAATTCCTGGCTTCAATTGCCCATCAACAATATCCATAAATGATTGTGCACGTTTGCAAAGTATTTTTTCATATTTTATTCTTGCTAAATATTCTTTTTTGCTTTCTTTTTTTTCATTTAAATCATACCAAGCTATAATTTTTAAACTTAAACAGTTCTAATTCCGTGATCTTCATAAGCATCTTCTTCCTGTTCTGCTGTAGCTGTCAAATATTCGCCGTAAGCCATAACTGCTGAAACAGGTCCATCAACTTTGTCTTTACTTTTTTCTTTATCTATTTTAATGTTACCTGCTGGATCTCTTTTTATATCTACATTTGATATTTGCCATCGCATAACAGGATTTCCAAAATGACAAATTTCTTTTTTGAGAATTAATTTCTTGTACTCTTTTGTAGGAAAACTCATAGAAACAAAACCTTGACCAAATTTCGAAAGCTTAATTCCATCACCAATTAAATCGTTAACTAATTGAGATGAATTAAATCGATCATATGAAATGGATTTTAAATCGAACCACTCAGCTACACATTCTTCGCTTTGTTGCATTTCGCCATCGAGCATATAGTTTCCTGAAATTGTTTTTCGAATGGCATTGTAATCTTGAACATTACCTGGTGTTGTAAAAATCCATTTTTCACTTACCCACTCATCATAAGGAATACCATCCCGTTCAACTCTAATTGCAATTGTATCCTCGGGCAGCCAGAAGAAAACAATTTTGCAAGCCATTTGATTTTCAACCGCTGGAAAATAAAGATGGAGACTAGATAAATCTTCCTCACTTGCTAAATCTAAACCGCCGTAACATTCTCGACCTTTTAATTTTTCAATTTGTTCCTGAAGTGTTAGTTTTTCAAATGTGCAAGCCATGTATGTTTCATCTTCAATGAAAATATTTTCAGAATCGACCCACATGTTTAAATTTTTGGTTTTAAAATTTACTTGCATGGAAGGATCATGAAGCGCATCTTTAAATTCTTCTTCTAAAAACTGCTGCAATGTATCTATTGAATAGTAAGATGGATTTGCTTTAATCCAAGTTTTTTTATCTTTCCAATCATCGCCTTTGTCGGCTGTGAATATCAACCCAAATAAATTATCTTGATCGATAATCCCTTGTAAAATTTTAACTACTCGATCGTAATATTTTTTACAAGGACCAATTGTGTTAAACCCTGCGGTAGTGATGATCCAAATGATAGGATTTTCACGTGCTCCCATTCCTGATTTCAAAACTTTTAGCATGCCATCTGTTTTATGAGCATGATATTCGTCGATAATTCCACTACTAGGATTAACACCATCCTGCTTATCACTATCGGAACTTAAAGGTTCAAATTTTCCTGCATTTGCTTCAATGTGCATATTGTGTGAATAAACTCCTATTCTTGATTTTAATGCAGGAGAACGTTTTACCATTTCTTTTGCATCGTTGAAACAGATTTTTGCTTGTGGAAGTTTAGTTGCACAGGTGTAAACTTCTGGTGCATTTTCTCCATCGCCAATAAACATGTACAATCCTTCCCCTGCTGCTAAACTTGTCTTGCCATTTTTACGAGGAATCATTACAAATACGTAACGAAAACGACGAGAACCATCCGCATTTTTCCAACCGAATACATTCCAATTAATGAATTGTTGCCAATCATCTAAATCAAATTTTTTGCCATTGTACTTTCCTTTGTAGTGTTTTAAAAAACCAAAGAATTTTATAGATCGCTGAGCTGCTTCTCTATCGAAATATAAACCACGATCGACTCCAGTTTCTAAATCATTGAAGTAACGTTGACATGCAAGCTTCACCAGTTCACAAGAAAGGATTTTACCTTCTACAATATTTTTCGCCCATCTTTCTGCTGGATGCATTAGTTTACTTTTTTGTTGTTACTTAAAAATTCTTCGAAAGCGTCTTTCTCTTGCTTTTCGATTTCATTAACTCGACTCCTTGCTGAAGGTGTACAACCAAATTCAACTAACATTTTTGCAACTCTATCCCAAGCATTGTTCATTATTCGAACTTGGGGAATTGCTTTAATTTGAATTCCATTCCTACCTTCACTTTCGTAAGTCAAACCTTCATTTTTTACTTCATTCCTAGCTTGACGGTAAATTGAATATTGATCGCACAACATTGCCAAGGCTGCTCGATCAGCATCTGCTAAAACGTTCATTCCATCTGATCCAACCAATTTTACTAATTCACGAAATGCTGTTTTTGCTGTTGCCGTTAAATAAGCTGGTGGCTTCATTTCTTTTACTGCTTCCGTTTTTGGTTCATTCGGATTAATCCTATCTTTTCGATCCGTTCCTTTCAACACTTTCATTTGTGTTGGTGTTGGTTTTCTTCCTGCCATATCAAATTATAATTTTCAATTCATCTCTAATTACCTGCTCCAACTTTTCAACTCGCTTTTCCAAATTTGGTTTTTCAAACTTGGGGTTTTTACTCTTCAATTTTGACAACGCAAGGTTGGGTAGTATACTCCGTTTACTTTTGTGTTTAACTTGAGGATTACACCCACCCTCCCTATCTTTTACTCTTTTCTCACCTAACCATGCAACAAAAATTATTATTGCTACGAATGCAAGAATAGATATGTACATATACAGTTCAATCATATTCTAAATGATTCTATTTATTGATTTCCTTTCTTAACTCTTTAGCTGTATTTGAAATACACTCCCGAATTTCACACATAAAAGAACTTGCTTGGTAATGCTTACAGGCTGGATCAATTTGATCAATCTTATTGCCTGATATTCTACATTCGAATTCTAAATCTGGAATTCTTTTAAACTTTCTACCATCAGCAATATTCTTTTCTCTTATTGCTTTCTTATCTTCTTTAGTCAACTCAATTGTTCTTTTATGAGCACATGTAAAACATTCTTTTTTCATATCAATATTTTTTCCATGTTTATTTTCACGAGTAATATTATTCATCATCTTCTTCATAATAAGGACATATACTAAATGGACAGCCAATACATGTTTGAAATGGACAAGCTGATTCAGTTCTATAATCATTCATGATTACATGCTATTATATCAGGAGATGAAAGTCGTTCTGCTATTTCTTTCATACTTCCTAATATTCTAAATCCATCACTAAACTCAACACCATCATTTTTCGGAACACCGTTCTCATCCTCATGATATCCATCAAAATCAATGACAATATTTCTTTCAATTTCATAAGTTGTTAACTCTTTAACTACCCAAAACTCATCAAGATCTGATTCTGGTTGACCTACTAAATCAGAATAAAACTCTCTTGCTTGCTTCATTAGATCAGCAGCAACCCAATCCTTTTCTCCTTCGTTATTAAATTCAAATACTTTTTCCATATCTCTATATATTTTAGTTAAACATTCCAAACCTTAATAAATTAGATCATTATTAATGTTCTATTTTCTTTTTATCAGTTTTTATATATCGTTTCAGCCTATCAGAACATCAGTTTTAAATCTTCTTTAATCTTTCGATGAGCTGATAGTTTCTTATATTCTTTCGCTTAAATCAGCTTAAAAAAGCTCATCTAATTTTTTACCCGGATTATTTTTATGAATCAATTCATCTTTGATTGATTCCAAGTATATTTCTGTGATCTTACTATTCGAATGACGCAAGAATTTTTGCACTTCATACAATTCACATCCAGCTCGCAATAACATTTGAGCAGTAGTGTGTCGAAGACTATGAGCAGTTATATTCTTATCACATATTCCTGCTTTCTTCATTATTGTTTTAACTATCCAAGAAATTGAACCAGGAGCAATCACACCAGCTTTATTGTTCCACGCTATGGAAGGAAACAATGGTTGATTATCTTTTAAGTTAGTTCGGGTTAATAAATAAGAATGAATCGGCTCACTTGCCTTTGCTGTTAATGGTTGCCATTCCTTTTCATTTCTTCCTTTTCCCTGCACCAATATTCCTAACTGTTCATTTCGCTCAACTATATCACCTACCAACATTCTTGCTACTTCCGAGCATCGCAATCCATTTCTCAACATCAGATTGATAATTGCAAAATCTCTTTTCCCTTTTATCGATTCCCGATCAATAACAGAAAACATTTGTTTGATCTGATCAGCTAGTAATGCTTTCTTTTTATAAGCTCTCTTGCGTCGTGGCATTTTAATTCCACTGGCAACATTTGCATGCCATCCTTTTTCGCCTAACCAGGAATAGAATTTTTTCACAACAACTAAATAGCTTTCTGCAGTTGTTACTTCGTGCTGATCAAGCATTTCATTTTTGTATAGAATTATATCTGCACGAGTAACATGTCTTTGATCTTTTTCTTTCTTCGAAATCCATATAAAAAACCTTTTTAAATTCAATCGATACAGGTTACGAGTATTATCTTTCACATCTTGCTCGCTGCAAAACATCCTGATTAGTTGCGATATTGGATAACTAACTTTCATTTACTTCGCCAAATATTTATAGATGAAATACCCAAGAACACACGTCCAAATAACAGCAACTATTGCATATCTTTTAAAGACATCCCAATTGTACCAAGTCTTTTGATTTTTCAAACTTGCATCAATCAAGTTTACTCCTCTCTTTTTGCGCTTATTCTTCTCTAATTGAAAATTGTGATTTGATAGTGTTTTCATAGTTAGTTTTTATTTTTTAACGTCAACTTCAAAAATATTCACACTTATAAAAGATTCTTTTCCCAAATACCCGCTATGTGTATATTGATGAAAAAATGCAATTTGCTCAGCTTTTGAAAACGGTCTACTCGTTCTAAAAAATCCAGTATCTATTACTTTTTTATTTTGCTTGCTTGCTATTTTGAAACGATATCCGTATATCCCTTTTGCCAAGTGTTTTAATTCCAACTTACTCATCTTTCGTTTTTTTATAATGCCTCTCCCTTGCACTCTTGCGGTTATGGCATCTATGACACATACTTTGTAAATTATCCCAGCATAAAGGATCACCACCTTGTTCAATCGGAATAATATGATCTGTTAATTCCCAAGGTGTGATTTTCCCTTTTTTTAAACACTCTTCACACAAAGGATTAGCCTTTCGTTTTCGTTTCGTTAATTTTCGCCATGCTGTGGTATGATAAAACGATGCATCTGCTTTCCTTCCTGCTTGTGGTTTGCTGGGCTTTGGCTCCCATGGTCGCCTTACTTTCTTCGGTTTTAATGGCATTGCTTTTGAATTTTAAATTGTGAGGGTCTGAATGTTAAAAATTGTTTTTTTCATATGATTTAGTTTCATCCAAAAGGTTCTTCGCTCCAGTCTGATCTAATGATACTATTTGTACAATAGCCACAACAACATTCGTAAAGTGTTTTTACACCTTGAGTAATTGTTGAAGGAGAATGATGAAATGTAGATTTACATTTATCACAAGTGAAAGAGCCATAATCAGCACGAAATGAATCACTAAAAAACCACGGCGAATAGTTTCTTAATTTTTCAAACTTTTCTTTATTTTCAGCTTTCTTACGTTGAGCGTATTTATAAGTATATTCTGCATCAAAAGTGTCTGATTCAAAAGCTTTTTTTTCTCTTCTTAATCTGAAGAATAAATTTCTTGCTCTTGTTTCAAGCTTACTGTATTCCTGTCTTTTGCGGTCATGTAGATTAATCGATTCTAAAGATCTAGCTCTTCTAATTTTCTTCATGTGAAATTCTGCTTTTTCCATAAAAAAAGTCAATAATACTCTAAGCTTTTCCTGTTTTTCTTCCTTTGTTTTCATAGCATCTAATTCTTTATAATCGCATTTGCAACTGAATGCAATAGGTGAAAATTCACCAATTCAACTGGGGTAAATCTTCCCTTTCGTTCACACTCTTCACAAATAGAATGAGATTTTCGATATGCTTTGCTCGTTTTCCTCCATGCTGTGGTATGGTAAAACGATGCATCTGCTTTCCTTCCTACTTGTGGTTTGCTGGGCTTTGGCTCCCATGGTCGCCTTACTTTCTTCGGTTTTGTTGGCATTGTTTCTAAATTTTAAATTGTGAATAAAACTGAAAGCTAATAGCACTATTGTAATAAACATCATACAGCCTATTGCTCCTACCTCAGCTTCCTGCTTTTGCTTAATTTCTTGTTCCATTTTTTGTTTGTGTGTAAGCATTTCTGTAAAAATTTTGTCATTCGTTTTTCGTAATTCACTTGCGAATCAACAATTCGCAAATATTCTTTCGTTAATTCTTTAGCTCTTCTGCCTCTTACAATCACCAGTTGTTTATCCGTTATTATTTTCAAACATTTAGGTGATATTCTCAAATCCATCATACACTTTCAGTATTTTTAATTTTCTTATTTACTTTCGAAATTGTATGACGAGAACAGTTCAACATGTTTTGTATGTAATTGTAACTTTTACCATCGGTAAGTAGACTTTCGATTTTTTCCTGTAGTTCTAAATCTTCGGGACGACCTTTGTATTTTCCAAGGCGTTTTGCTTTTTTCACACCTTCGGCTTGTCGTCTTTTTCTATCTACATAATCTTTTCGGGCAGTAGCAGCAAGAATATCCAACATCATGCTGTTAATAGCATCCAACACTCTTTTCTGAAATTCATCGGTATGCTTTACAAAAATGTATGAAGTTGGTAAGTCAATGGAGATAATTTTTAGTTGCTTATCCAAAATGATACTTTTCAGTTTCATCCAATCTTTTTCATCCAATCTGGTGATGCGATCAATTTGCTCTAACAAAATTCCATCACCTGGCTCTGCCAAATCCAACAATCGAAATAATTCAGGTCGGTTTAATTTTGCTCCTGAATCATTTTCGATAAACCAAGCTGATACTTTAAATTTTAAACTTTCAGAAAAATTGATCAAAGTATTTTTTGCTCTATTGGCATCCTGATCATCGGATGATGCTCTTAAATATCCATAGATTCTCATGCTAGTGCATTTTAAATGGTTCTTTTATTATGGTGCATTTTACATACTCGTTTCATACTTTTTGCACCTTTTAAACAGTGGTTCACGAAAGGCATACCCTATTCGCACCATTATTTTTTAGTTTCAATTAACTCAACAAACTTGTGATTAAATGAGTTTCCAATTCTCAATTTTCCTTCTGATTTTAATTCTCGTAAGGATGAATTGATTCTTTTCCAAATCTCTTTTTTCAAATCTACATCTATCACATATGAAGGAAATCGCTTTGCTGCTTTCTTCTCTTCAGTTAGGGTTTCGAGTACTTCTAATACTATTTGTTTCATAATGCTGGTGTTAATTCGATTTTCGTTTTCTTTTCAAATTCATTAAGGAAGAATCGAGCTTGAGCACCATGGTAATATTTCTTCTTTCCATTTACCGTAACTACTATTGATGTTTTTCTCGATTTGCCTTTTGTAATTTTCTTATTAGTGGTTTTCACCAATTTTAATTCATGGCCCATTGTTTCAATCAGATTCAGTATTTCTTGTTCTTTTTTACTCCTGTTAGCCTTTCGTTTTTCCGATACCTTAATGTTGTAGGCTTTATCTCTACATATTCGGTTGTCACTACAGTATTTCGAATTTTTGTTCTGGTGGGTGATATCATTGCCACATATCATGCAATATCTTCTTATCGACTCCTTACAGTCGTCGCACCCTACTATACGTTGTGTATTCGTCCCTTTTTTTACTGCGTGATTTTCTAAACACCATTGTTTTAGCCTTTCAAAGGCTGTGTATTCGTCCCCTTTTTTTCTGCGTGTAATTGATTGTAACTCTAATGAAATTAAGCCTTTCAGAATATTTTTAATATCACGTTTTGCATACAGCTTAATCAGTTTTTCAAGCAGTAACTTATTGCGGTGCCTTTCTTTTCGGCTTCTTTCGTCTTTAATCCACCAGTCAGGATTTCGTAAATCTTTGAACTTACTTTTGTATTTGGCTGGAATTTTTCTTGTCGATTTAATTTGCTTCCATTCAAAAAAGATTGTTTCTTCAATAGGCTTCAAAAATTTATCAACTATCAACTTATCCAATTTACTTTCATTCAACAAATCAGAAAGTGTGCGGATACTATAATTCTCAACCGCCCGCATTCGAGTAAACTTAGTTTCAATTCTTAATAGCTGCTGATCCTTAATGTCCGATTGAACCGATTTATCGTAGTACTTATATTTTGCATTGGTAGTTTTGTAAACATATCCGTAACCTAACTTTTCGTTAATTTCCATATCCGAACGCTTTACAGCTTTACAAAACACTATACTTTCAAGAAATGTTTTATTATCGATTTTTGTTAAACCTGTATCCAAATTAACGCCCAATTCAAAGCTGCGCAATACTGCCTCTTCTGCTTCAATGCCAAAATCATGCAGCATATCAACAGCAATCGCAAAATTTTCGAAAGTAAAGCGGTCGGCATTGTTTGCGCCACTGTTGTAATATCTATGTATCGATCCTTTCACTCTTGCTGTGCCTTTTGGTTCAATTATAAATGTCAACCCTTGGTAATGTGCTCTTTTACTTCCTAGCGCTATTCCGCTTTCAATATCGGTTAATACAGAAAAATTAAGTTTTGTATTGTTTTCCCAAATCCTGCAATCGAAGCCTATTAGTTCTATGTTTATACCGTCTATCAATGTTTAGATTTTGAGAGCGATAATTGATTTAAATTATCGGTGTATGCGTACCCATTTTAACTGCGTGTTTGGTTGCGACATTCGCAACTTTCTAAAAAAACAGGCTTAAAAAAACCTGTGTATTTGTGCCTATTTAATTGCGTGAATTATTCATCAATTGGCATTTTGAAAAAGTTTTGGTTTATAATTTTCCTTGTAATATTTAAGGAAATCTTCACGAGTCATTTTATATTCTCTCCCATCTTTTGTCATGGGTAAAGGGTTCTCATCGTTGTGTAATCTTCTCTGGAATGTTGATGCGCTCCAACCGAAAATTTTCCGAAGAGCTTTTCCTGTTACAAATTCACCCGAACAAAGAGTATCTAACTTTGCAGTAACTACTAAATTATTTATGCTCTCTCGAAGAGTTCGTAATTCAGATACAATTGCATCTAAATCGGCTTTTTTCACAACTACTTCTTCGTCTTTTAAATCATATAAATTCATAAGGAAAATTTTAGGGTGTTAGTAAATATTAGCATTTGGTTAGTTTTATTAAGTCTTTTGGACAAAAAAAAATCCATTAAGATTTATTTTTCATCTCAGACCTAAGTTTGCTAACATCAATAATTCTATATATCGAATTAATGTGGTTGTAGAAAAACTCATCGGCAATCTTATCTATTATTGCCTTATTTCGATATCCTTGCAGATATAATTCTTTCCATCTGCTTTCCATCTTCATAGTCTTCTCTTTGCTTTTTTCTGTCATTTTTATAACAATTTGTTTAGTTTTTCGTATATTCGATTTAAATACACTACCAAAACTAAACACTTTGTTTAGTTTAAACAAATATTTTTACACTTTTTTACTAAAATTTTTTACTTATGAGACCAGAATTATTGAAAACACTATTGTTATCGAAATACGATACAATAAAAGAAGCAATAGAAGCTATTGGGACCAGTGAAGTTAATTTTTACAGAATATTAAAAGCTGAAAAGTTAAGCCCAAAAATGCTAAAGAAAATTGCCAAAGCAATGAAAATGGATGAGATTGACGTACTTACTAAAATAATGCCTCGTAAATCTAACTCCAATTATAATAGCAATGTTAACACAATTACAAATGTAGTAAATGAAAAATCTAACGATTATAATAATGAACTAGAAGAGGTAAAAAAAGAACTTGAACTAACTAAAAAAGAGTTATTCGAATGTCAAAAAAAATTAATTAAGTTCTACGAGCAAAATATGTAGAGTCAGGGCATTTTGACGACTATTGAATATACCGATAGCTGTGAGCTATTCTATCACAAGGATATTATTTACCCACTACCCTGACTATAAAAGTCAGCAGTACGGTATATTTCCATTAAATTAGTCGTCGGTGCAAATATATACTATTTTACACGATTTGCTTTTATTTATGTAAACTTTTTTAATTTAAATAAAAACATTAATTTTTTTTAAACTTGACAGGTTTTTTTAATCTTTCATATCTATTTTTTAAATAAATTGGTAATGACGATTTAACGATATGCCAACATATGAAAGAAGAATTAAAAAAATACAAGAATATCGAAAATGAAATTCTAGAAAAACAACAACACATCCTTGAGCAGCTCAACTTACTCAATGATGCAATTAACCAAGTAAACAAAACACTAACTACTACACCTGAGAAAAATATAACAATTAATATTATCAACAATAAAATTAATTCACAATGAAAAAGCTATTCACATCACTATTCATTCTATTTTTTTCAATGGCAATTTATGCTAATAAATATGCCGAATTGACAATTGTACAAGCAGGCTTAGAAACTAAGCCAACTACCTTTTTCGACGATGGAAGTGGAAAAGTACATAAAGTATCAAATCCAGAAGGAAGAAAGTTTGTTTCTCCTGTTGCTGCTGTTAACTATTTTAAAGAACAAGGCTGGGAAGTAAAAATCATTTCTGTATCTACAATGATGGGAAATGTGATTCGAGTTTATACTTTGACTGCAAAAAAGTAAATTTTATTTGTTTTTGAAAAAAATGAAGAAAGGTAAAAAATAATTTACCTTCTTCTTGCATAAAAGTAAAATATTTTTTACCTTTGATATATCAAAGAACAAATAAATAACCAAAACGGAAACGCAGCCGAGAAAAATAGCGATAAATATCATGAAAAATTTAATTGAAGATTACACAGCTGCTTTAAATCAAGCAAAAGAATTACCTACTCATGTAGATGGAGAACTTCAAGATCACTATGTGTTTTTTGGAGAAAACAAAACTAGCTTTAAAATTGCATTTTCCGAAAATCCTACTCCAGTTTCAATTTATAGAGCTTCTAAGATTAGACCTCAGGGAGCTACAAGATTCTATATTAAGAAAGTACCTACATATAGAGCTGATGGAACTTTGAAGAAAATGAGAGATTGGGAAGAGAAATTAATGTTTCATAAAGCCTGGAGTCGAAACGATATTGAAATAACTGAAGTTAAGTTTGATATTGTAGGAATGAAGAGAGAAACCACACGCAGATCTGCTGGGGTATTGATAGATAATATTGAATTTATAAAATAATGCACAGATTTTTATTAGCAGAAAACCCGATGAAAACAGATCGGGTTTTCATCTTACACACAGTTTCTCCTCGCTGTTTAATTGAGGTTATTTGTATTAATGATCAGGATGCTAAAGGTGATTTGGATGATGTTTTTGATTTTTACGATTACACAAATCCAGATGATGTAATTGAACGACATCAATTGCTAATTAAGCAATTTTATGACATTCATCCAGATGAAAATAAAGAAATGACTCCAAAATACAGGCATGTGTTAGATAGAGCATGGCGTTGGTATCGTGCTTACCTAGAATTTGAGGATGATAATATTGAAAAATTAATGTGATGGCAAAAAAGCGCTGGTCTGCGGACGAATTGGAAATCTTAAAAAAACATTACGTTGGAAGTCCTATTGAAAAAGTAGTTGAGATGTTACCAGAACGTAGCAAGGATGCAATACAATGGAAGGCGAATGCATTGGGCTTACTCATTAGAGATGGTAAGCAAAAGAAAGCAAATAAAAAAATTGCAGTTAATGTAACTGAAGAGCATTATAGAAAGCTGGGAAATGTGCGCAACCATAGTAGAATAGTTAGAGATGCGCTTGATATGTATTTTAAAAAAAAATAAAATGTCAGACCACAAGAAATTTAAAGAACTTAAAAAAGAATTAGGATTAACAAATTCTAATATTGCTGAGTTGACAGGATTAGGATATAATTCAGTAAAATCTATGACACAACCAAACAAAGAATTACCAAGATGGGCGAAAACAATGATTTTTGTTTGGGAAAAAATGAAGTGAAAAATCACTTCATTTTTTCACGTAACATTTTCATATCATCCATCATTTTTCGATCTACGATTTTCGCATAAATTTGGGTGGTACGTAAATTTTTATGCCCCATCATTTTACTTACTGTTGAAATTGGCACACTATTACTCAACGTAATTGTAGTAGCAAACGTGTGACGTGCCATGTGGAATGTTAAATTCTTTCTGATATCACAAATATCTGCAATCTCCTTCAAATATGCATTCATTCGTTGGTTGCTCTTCACTGGCAACTTTCCTCTGTATTTTTCTAAAATAGTAGCTGCTTGCGGTAGTAATGGCACACGATATTGTGCTTCTTGAACTTTAACACGATCACGCCATATCCAACATTCATTTTCATCATCTACATACAGATCATCTTTTTTCAAATCGCAAATATCCGAATAGCTCAAGCCTGTATAAATCGAAAAAAGAAACACATCTTTTATTTGCTCCAATCTTTTATTTCCAAATTCTTTCTCCTCTATTCTTTTGATTTCTTTTTTATCAAGATACCTACGCTTTGCATCAGGAACCCTTTGTGGCTTAAAATGAATATAAGGATTATTTTGCATTGCGATTAAATCGAGCTTAATCGCATCGTTAATGAATGTTTTTAAAACCGAATGATATTTAAAGATCGTTCTAGGCGATTTCTTATCAATTCTTAGCCAATTATCCAATCGCTGAATATTTTCATACGTAAGGTCAGAAAAATGAATTAAAATCTCAGATTTTTCAAGGACATTCAATTTTGCATTAATAGCTCTATAAGTACTATATTTTATTCGCTTATTTTCCTCAAGCTGATTTCTACAAAATTTAATAAACTCCATTTCTGTGGAACCTTTCATAAATTGCTTAACATGCCCAAAACCGAAAACTTTCCCCTCCTGTTTTACTTGCAATTCGTAATCAGCTAAACCAGATACTAAATCTCTCAACTGCTTATTCATTCTTAATGCAGCAGGATTTTTGATTATTTTTTCGCCATTCCATTCGTGGGGTTTTAAATAAAATCCAGTTGAAAAATATTTTTGAGTACGATTCAAGTACACTCGAAGCTGAAGCAATGCCTTTCCTTCTGCATTCAACTTATCTTTACGGTTGTAAATTAATTTGTAAGTAGCATTCATTTTCCTGTAAATTTAGCATTGGGTACTAACGGGTATTACACCTGGTACAACATCGGTATTACACGAAGTACTATTCTGGTACTAAAAATATGATATATTTTAGTATATCAATACTATTCAGTACGTTATTAAATAGCCTAAAGTTACAAGCAAATGAACTGATAAACAACAAAAAAGGGTATCAAAATGATACCCTTTATGTGATCCAGCCAGGATTCGAACCTGGGACCCACAGCTTAGAAGGCTGTTGCTCTAATCCAACTGAGCTACGACCGGCCTTATAGAAACATTAAAAAATCTTTAATAGAATGTGATCCAGCCAGGATTCGAACCTGGGACCCACAGCTTAGAAGGCTGTTGCTCTAATCCAACTGAGCTACTGGACCATTCCTTAAAAATGCGATGCAAATATAGGGATTAATTATGGGCTTTCGCAAATATTTTGCTCACTTTTTTCTAAAAAAAATGAGCAAACACTAATAATCATTTAACATTCAGAAAGTACACTCTCCTATTTTTTCTTTTAGCGAAATGATAAAAATCAAAACACTTGCAATTCGGAAAAGAAAGAGTTATCCATTTCTCCTACTTATTGCAAAAATATTTCCTTTTATAATTCTACTTACAAAAACTTTAAGCTGCTCAAGCATAAAATAACTTTTCAATATTATCTTTGTGACTTAACAAACAACCATGAATCGAACATTTTCAGCCAATATCCCTAAGCTATATTGTATCAAAATAGCAAAATGGTTTATGCTTACTATGCCCATTATTGTACTGTTTTATCAGGAAAATGGTCTTAGTATGCAAGATGTACTTCTTTTAAAAGGTATTTACTCTGTTGCAGTTGTAGCATTGGAAATTCCTTCGGGTTATTTAGCCGATGTCTGGGGACGAAAAAAATCTCTTATCTTAGGTTCAATTCTTGGTTGTTTAGGTTTTGTAATCTACTCTTTCACATCAAATTTTACTGGCTTTTTATGTGCCGAATTGATTTTAGGAATTGGCAGTAGTTTTATTTCAGGATCCGACTCGGCAATGCTCTACGATAGCTTACTCAAGATGAATAGAGAAAAAGAATATCTTAAACAAGAAAGCAGAGTAATGTCCATTGGAAATTTTGCCGAAGCTTTAGCCGGAATTGCCGGAGGAAGCTTAGCTTTAATTAGTTTACGAACTCCTTTTGTTATTCAATCATTTATTGCATTTATTGCAATTCCTGCATCTATTCTACTGCTAGATCCCAATCAAAACAACACAAAAACAAAAGCTGGATTTTCTCATATTTTATCCAT